CAATGCGCTTTGCGCCTGCCGCACCATTTTATCCCAAACCGGGTCGATGGATTTCAAATGCGCTGCTGTCTGTGCCATGGGTTCATCCTCTGGTTGACGCGTTCTTTTCCTACATAAGCGGATTATCAAACTTATCAACCTATGCGCAGCCGATCAACGCAATCGTCTTGATGCGTCAAATCGTGAAAGGAAACTTGCGAAACGGGCCAGGGCCAAAACTTTCAGAAAGCTGCGCCACTTGCAGCTCAAGCAGACCCTGCGCACCATCAAGCGACTGCATCGCGGCGCTATAGCGCCATTGCGCTTGATGGACCTCTTCTTGGCGCAATAGCTGGGCTCCCGAGAATATTTTTACCTGATAGCGCTCCTGCGTTTCGGACAGGGGAATCTCTGCCAAATCCCAGGATGCCCCATCCAAGCGCGCGCGCCTGATCCAGGAAAATTCTAGATCTGCACCATCCCATTTTTGCGCCAAATGCACCGGTGCATAGGGGCGCAGCCCGTTGCCAGCAAAGGCTGCACTGAGCTTGCGATAGCTGTAATCAGAATAGGGCCGGGCCGCGGGACCGATTTGGAAATACTGCAGGGTATTGCGCCCGGAGGCTGCCAATTCGATCTGTTCCGGCGTGCCATCAAGCAATACAAAATAGGACCCCGCAGGCCATTGCGCCGGCATCAAAGCGTCACTGCCCAATTGACCGCGCAAGCGGCCCGACAGTTCGTAGCGGCCCGGGGCCACCAGATCGGCCGATTGAAACTGGAAGATCTCCCAATTGTCTTGGCTGCCGTCGCCAATCGCAGCCAAGTTCGCCCCGGCCAAGAGCGCCTCAGGGGTCACACCCGACAGGCTGCCGCGTGTCAGCTCCACCACAAGCGGCGCGCCGTGATCCAAAACTCCCGGCGTTGCAGCGGCCAAAGGCGCCAGTGTAACACCCAAGACCGCCGGAGATTTTACCAAAGTGTTGAGCGTATAATCCGCATCATAACGCGAGCTGTAAACTGCCACAGGCCCAGGCCAAGGCTCCGCGGTTGCTGCGATATAAGGCGCATGTGGCAGCTCATCGCCTGTGATGAGAGGCAAATCCAGGAACAGTGGGAACACCGGCGTAATGGGTGTTGCGGCTGGCAGTTCCAGCGGTTTTTGTGCCAAGCTCGACCCCTCATAGAGGATTTCATCGACCCGCACCGCCTGTACCAATCCCTGATCCCCTTGCTCGAATTGATCGATCCGGTAGGAGGCCAGACCGCCAGGCTCTGCCAGTTTGACCACATCCCCGGCCCCCAAATGCCCCAAGGATGGCGGAAGGGCGAAAGACGCGCGGTCGCGCCCCACGCGCGCCTCAATCAACCAGCGCTCGACAATGGCCCGCGCCTCCTCTTCTTTCAGCGCGATGTTGAGCTCTGAGGTCGAGATGTCGCGGGTCTCATTTTCGGGGAAGACGGCCTCACTGGCCGCGATCTCAAAATTACCATCGGCCTCAACGTAATTCAGCCGAACCCGGTCTGAAATTTCAGCCGATGCTGCCCGGCTATAGTCAATTGCCGTGCCACTGTCCGGCGCCATCACCAAAGTGCCAAGATCGACCTCAGAAGGGCGATGCTCGGACCGGCTGCGAAACACCAATTGGCCGGCACGTTCCATCACATCAAAGCCAAAGGCCAGCATCAAAGGCTGCAAAGCCGCGCGGGCCGTGTCCACATGGGTGATACCATAGCCGCGCAGGTAGCCATAAAGTTCGGAGGTTTCCACATCCGCAAGCCCTGCGCGGGCGCAAATCTCGCGCACCACAGAATCAAGCGGGCGGGCCGCCGTGCGACCAGTGATCCAATGGCCCTTGTCGTAGTTGTCACCATCCGACCACAGCGCGCGATAGCCCGGAAAGGCTGGATAGGGGCGCGCATCCCAAGCCCAGACATGGGCCCGGGACATATCCAGCATTGGCCCGTCATATTCGATCGATTGCGGATTGTTCTGCGGATCGTTCCAATAGCTATAAATCACGCGCAGATATTGCATTTGGATCAGCTCATCACGCCGCCCATTGGAATAGCGCGGCAAGGCGCTTTCCGAGCTTTTGGGATCGACGAATTTATTGGGCTCATTGGTACCCTTATCAACGGCCCCACAGCCAATCTCAGTGAACCAAATGGGTTTGCTTTGTGGCACCCAATCGGTTTGGATGAGATCGCGTTTCCCTGCCTTGCGCTCGTAATGGGGATTTTGCCACCAATTGCGAATGTCCTTGTAGCGGTAGATCCAAGGTTCCCCCCCTGCTCCATCGGTAATGGGCGTGCGAATTTGCGCCGCGCGGGCTTCGGGCGAATGGTAATACCAATCATAGCCTTCGCCGCCCTCAACATTTTGGCTGAGATAATCGAGATTATAGATTGAGCCCCAGCCAGCATCCGCATGGGTCTCGCCATCCCGCCAATCGGAGAGGGGCATATAATTGTCTATGCCGATGAAATCGATATTGGCATCGGCCCAAAGCGGATCAAGATGAAAATAACGATCATTACTGCCGTCATCTGGCTGATAGCCGAAATATTCGGACCAATCAGCCGCATAGGTCAGTTTGGTGCCCGCGCCCAAGAGCTGTCGCACATCCGCCGCCAGAGCGCGCAAAGCCTGCACCGCCACAAACCTCCCGCCGGCGCCGCGAATTTGCGTCAAGCTGCGCATTTCAGAGCCAATGCAAAAGGCCTCAACACCCCCCGCCGCTTTACACAGCGCCGCATTGTGCAAAATAAACCGCCTAAAGGACCATTCGGCTGGTCCGCTGTAGTGAACCTGCCCGCCCGCGATGGTGAAATCCGAGGGCTTGGCCTGACCGAAAAACTGCGCCACCTGCGCATCTGCCGCGGCGGTTTGATCGGCGCTGCCCGGTTGACCGGGGGCGTTATCGGTCGTGATACGTCCGCGCCAAGGGAAAGCCGGTTGGTCGGGCGCCGCGCTCCAAGGATCGGGCAGACCATTGCCACTGAGTTGATCCATCAAAATAAAGGGATAAAAGAGCACCTCTTGCCCCTTATCCTGAAGGGCCGTAATCGCTTCAATCACCGATTGATCTGACGGCGTGCCCCCATAGGCAGGCCGCCCATCCACATAAGGCACCTTTTGGGCCGTGGCGCGGGTCACCCCGCTCACCTGCCAGGTCAAGCCTTCTGGCTCCTGGTCGGTTTGCTCCACCTTCGGACGCAGCTCGCATTGGCCCACCCGTAGATCATTGCCGAACCAAGACACGATGAGCGATGTGGATTGACAATTGGGCAGCTCGCCAACCAGCGCCTCCAAAGAGACCTCAAAATCTGTGCCGCCAGTGGTTGTGTTGACATTCACCGCACGGCTCTTGCCAGCCCCGTCATCAAAATAGACCGGTGTTGTGGCCAGTGAAAATTCACCAGATCCCGGCATCATGGCCACCGCTGTCACAGCATGGCTGATGTCTTGCGCCATAGCGGCGCTGCGATCCTCAGAGGGGCGCGTGACCTCAAAATTGAACTGCGGCACGCGATTGCCAAAGGGGCTCAGGTCTAGATCCTCAAACACCACATAGGCGGTTCCCCGAAAGGCAGGCGCCGCCTCTGCCCCCTGCACCGCGACAATCTTTGGATCCGGCAATTGGCTGGTCGATCCACGATAGACCCGCATGTTCAGACTGTCGCGCGGCACTTCAACCCCATCGGCCCAAACGCGGCCCACATGGGTAATTTCTCCCTCACAAAGGGCAATGGCCAAAGACACCGAATAGCTGTAGCTGGTGACCGTCGGGCTGGGGCTGCTCCCCTTGCCGCTGCCTCCAGAGTGGGCGACATGTTCAAGAAAGCGGGTGGCCCAAATCACATGCCCCCCCAATCGCATCCGCCCAAAGACCAGACCAATCGCAGCGCCTTGATTGGCCCCGGTGAGGCGAAAGCGATCAATGCGGCCGGTTTGGACCGCCTGCGATCCGCTGCCAAGCAAGTTTTGGTCAATGCTTTGGCCAATCACCGCTCCCGCCGCGCGCCCAACGACCGCCATCGAAAGCCCTGCCACGGTGCCGCCAATCGATCCACCAAGGGCCATGCCGGCCGCCGAAAGTACCAAAGTTGCCATGATATTTACCTTTCCAATGGAAACTGAAAGCGGGCGACGATCTTGCGCGCCCAGGCTTGGCTGAGGGGGCTTTCAGTCACGCAATGCCCGCTATAGGCGTGCACAAAGCTGGGGGCGGCTCCGGTTTGAACCTGCACCCCTAAATGCTTGGCAATGCAGCCCCGGCGCATACGAAACAAAAGAACATCCCCGATTGCCGGGTCAGCCAACGGTTTTGCCACCAGATGTCGCAGCGTCGCCAGATGGAGGATTTCCTCCGCGCCAGCCTCACCCCAGTCATGCGAATAGTGAGGAACCACCTCTGGCTCCGGACCAATGACCTCGCGCCACATTCCGCGGATCAAGCCCAGGCAATCGGTTCCAACTCCGCATTGGCTCTGCTGGTGTTGATAGGGCGTGCCAATCCAGCGGCGGGCGGCTTGCGCAATGACATCGCTCATGACAAAGCGCCCCCGTCATTTTGCCCAGCTGAGGCCGGAACGGCGATGAGCCAATCCTCGCCGGGAATAAAGGGAAATCCCTGAAAATTGACTATATTTTTGAATTTTCCGGCACAGGTCGCTGACGTCTTATCGCATCCCGCCTGGAGCAATACCTGATCACCGACCTGAACCTCGGCCCGCAATGGCTCCCACAGATCAATGACCCGCACACCGGCCTGCTCATAATCGGCCTTGATCCACGCGGATAAGGACTTTCCAGCCCCATCCAATACCTGCAACCGCCCAGCGGTAAACCACCCCATGTCATAGCCGCTAAAATTTGACCATTGCAGCCTTTGGCGGTCGGTGATGACCTCAATGGCGCGCTGGCTGATAAACACTGGATCGGTAAGATCCACGCCGCAAGCCGCATGGCCCAAAACCGCCGCACATTGACTTTGAAAGACCCTTCCTTGCGGCTGGTTCAACGCCTCAGTGAGACCGCGCAATTCCGCCTCAAAACCGATCCCACTGCGGCGAATTTCGCCCACATGTCCCTTGAACAAGATCTTGCGCGCGGCCACATCTTGCCAATTGACCAACCAGGTCGTCACCTCTGCCCCGTCATAAAGCCCGGCGTTTATGTCTGCCTCGCTGATCCGCGCATCGCTGAGAACCCCCAGCGCCTCGCTGTTGTCCACCGCCAACCCAGAGCTCTGCGTCAGCGCCCGGGCGGTCATGCCCGTTTCAGGCAGGAAGCTCAGGCCATCAAAGGTCAGCGGCAAGTCGTGGTCGGTAAATCCCAGCTGCAACCCGTCGCGGCGCGTAATGCTCCAAGCGCGCGCCACGGTGGTGGCCCCGGTTTGCAAATGCAGATTAAGCGCAGACATACTCATACCCGCACCTCAACCACCGGTGCATTGGGCACTTCACCCGCATTGAAATTGGCCACAGAAGTGACAATTTGATCGGTGTCAAAGCGCACAGGCACATCAAATTCATAGCCCGCTGTGACCTCGGCAAATTCATCGGGCGGATGGTAGAATGTGACCACACCGCTTGTCGTATCGACCTCAAAATCAATGGTGTCTTGCTGGAGCACCTGCCCCACGGCCACAATGACCGAGCCCAAAACCGGCTTGGTAATCGGACGCTCATAGCGTGCCGCGCCCGACAGGTAGGTTTTGCGCAGTTGAAACTGGGTTTCATAGCCATCACCGATCCCCAGCAGCTGATCGGTTGCGGAAACGGCGCGATCTGAGGCGCAGGATTTGTAATCGGCCCAATCTTTCCAACGAAACCCGGTGAGCTGACCACGCCGCGCTTCGAAAAAGGCAATGACCTGCTCAATATCGCTTAAAGAACGCAGCGCCACGCCAGCATTGTAGCGCCGCCGCGAATGTTGCCAGGGGCTGTTGCGCTCTTCAAACCCATTGGCCAGGGTGACAATATCTGTGCGCCGCTCCGGACCGCCAGAGGCGCCAAAGCTGAGGCTTGTGGGAAATCTGACTTCATCAAATGACATGACTTGCTCCTTAGGAATTGCGTCGACCCATGTGCAGCGCACGGCTCATTTGCGCGGCAATTTGCGATTGACTGCGTTGGAAACTGGCCGCGTCAGGGGTGGAAATATTCATCGTCACCTGAACGGATGCACCCTGCGTTGCCGCCACACCCAAACGACCATCCACGCCGCGTTTCAAAGGCATGATCGCCTCTGGGCCAGCCTCCCCCATCAATCCCGCGCCGCCGCGCATGGGAAAAAGGCTGGCCCCTTCGATCACGCCGCCTTTCGCAAAAGGGGTAACCCGTCCTTGGCTGATCACACCACCCGCAGCGAAGGGCAGAAGGTTTTGCATAAACCCATTCATTCCCTGGGCCAGAACACTACCAAAGTGGTCCGTGACCGGCTTCATCGCCGCATTATAGGCAGTGGCCGCAATGCCATCGGCCAAATCACGCATAACATCCGAAAGGTTCGAGCCTTGAAAGGCGAGACCATCGAAGGCGCGGCGCAGCCCTTTGGACAGGCCGCGCTCCAAACTGTTGACATCATAGCCACTGCGCGCCACCGCGGTTTGAAATTGCCCCATCTCTTTGCGAAAGCTCGAGACCATCTGCGTGGCCTCTTCCATCTCACCGTTGAGGGCCGAAAATTCCTCACTTAGATCATCAAATTCAGACATTTATCTCTTCTTTCTCCTCATCGGGAAATTGTGCCATCAAGCGGCTGAGACCGTCGCGGGTCAGCGCCCTTGGCCCGTCAGACAGGCCCAGCATCATGAGAAACTCCACCGGGGTCAGCGCCCAGAATTCAGCAGGCTTCAGCTGCAATTGGTGCAGCCCCAAACGCAGCATGTCGCCCCAAGCAAGCATCAGTCCAAACCGGGCGCCGTGAAGGCCAGATGCAGCAATTGCGCCGCCACCCGCGCCGCCTCAACAGGCCCTCCGCCGATATCCGCCGTGATCAAATCTTCGACCCGACCGCGCCAGCCACCGCCGCGCAGACCGGCATGAATCACTTGAAAAATATCGGCCGCCGAAAAAGCTTCGCTTTCGAACCGCGAAATCAGGGCGATCAACGTATCTGCCTTGAGCGCGGTTTCCAGCTCCGCCAGAGCGCCCAATGTAAGCTTGCAGCGATGCTCTTGCCCATCAAGCTGCAAAGCCACTTCGCCGGCAAAAGGATTGACGCTCATATTGCGGTGAAGGCCAGCTCACCGGCGGAGGCCAGTGACAGCTCATAGGTGGCCTCGCCATTATGCGTGCCGGCATACTCTAGGGACGTCACCTGAAACCGCCCCTCGATGAGGCCGAAATCTGGCACAACCACCTGAAATTCTGGATTTTCCGCATCAAAGAAAATTTCACGCATACGGGCGTCTGAGCCTTCGTCTTTGAACACGCCAGAGCCGGAGATACTGGCAGATTTCACCCCAGCACCGGCCAGCAATTCGCGCCAACCGGCGCTGCTGTCCAGATTGGTGACATCGACGGCCTCCGAGTTGAAACTTATCCGCGTGGCGCGCAGGCCGGCGACGGTGGAAAACTGCCCCGCGCTGTTCATGTCGATTTTGATGAGTAAATCTTTTCCGTTTTGAGCAACCATTGGTCTGTCTCCTGTTTGAAATTAAATGTCTTGCACCCGGGCGCGAAAGGTCAGGTCAATGCGCCGCGAGGTGCCACTGTTTGAGCGCGCAGCTTTGGCGCGTAAGAACCAAAGCCCGACCAAATGCCCACGGTTCAGGGTCAATTGGGCGTCAATCAGCGCGTCACAGATCGCTCCAGCCACCTCTTTGGCCAGTTGAAAGCCGCTGGTGTCGGTCACCACAGAAATGGTCAACTCATGGCGCGCGCCCGCCCCGTCCTTATCGGAAGCCTCCTGAACCTCTTCAGGTCCAAGGCTGACATAGGTGATCGGCACGCCCCCCGTTGGTAGGGCGTCATAGATGTCTGAACCCACCAAGGCGGTGACAGCCGGATCGGCAATCAAGGTTTGATACACCGCCTGCTGCAGGGCATCTGAAATTGCATAGGTCATGTGGCAAGCTCCTCACTGGCTTTGCAGAGCAAGAATTTGCCACTGGTGTCGCTCTCAACCACCGCATGAATGCGATAGATTCGCGGCCCTTCGACAAAGCGCTGCTCGGCTTTGGGGCGTGATGGGGCTCCAATGGGGGCTGAACGCAGCGTGATGTTGTAGCGCACGCGCGAGAGCTTCACGTGATCGCTTTCTCCCTCATCGCCCGAGAGCGCTTTCACCTCTGCCCAAAGATAGCCCAAAGTGGCCCATGTTTCGCGAAACCCGCCGGCCCCGTCTGGGCTGCGCACCATCTCTTGCAGCGTCAATCTGCGGTTTAAGTTTGGCAAAGTCATCTGCCCCCTCCGGCGGTGATGCGCAGCGCTTTGTAAGGCTCAATCAAAACAGAAATGCCAAAGGGCATGGCGCTGTCGGATAGACCTGCGACGTTGCGCGCCTCATAATAATGGCTGGCCAACATCAAAACGGCCTGCGCCAAATCGGCGGGAAGGTCTTGAAACTGCGCGCCATAGCCGGCAATGAAGGAGAGCTTTGCCGAGCCGTGCGGCGCAATTGCGGGCCAAGACCCGTTCACAGAGACAGCTTTCGGCCTATGGGCATCGCGTATTAAGGAGAAATTGCTGATGTTATGCGGGGTGACACTGCCACTACTGTCGGTGGTGGTCAGCGCATGAAGCCCTGTGACAGGGGCAATCGGCAGGCTTTGCTCTGCGCCTGGGCTCCAAGCACTGGCCGTCACTGAAAAACGGCGCTCCATCAGAGCCTTGCCTGTGCGCGATTCAATAGCCGCCAGGGCGCTGCGCAGGCATCCCTCCAAAACAGGGTCTTGCAACATATCATCCGAAAAGCCCGATCCCAACCGAAGATGCGCTTTGAATGTCGCAACCGGCAAGTCAGCGGTTGCAATTTTTGTCTCTTCCACAAGCATCATTGCTCTACTCCAGACAGGTGTTCATCGAATTTTGAAACAGAGCGCGCAGGCCGGGTGGGTTCGCAGGGAGATCCAATCTGCAAACCCTAAAAATAGCCCCGCCTACGCGCCCCCGTGCCGCGATTAGGACGTGCCGAACTTCAGCAGCTTGATCGCAGCAAAGTCACTGACATCCCCGCCGACGCGTTTTGTGGCATAAAACAAGACATGCGGTTTGGCGGAGAATGGATCACGCAGAATGCGAATGTCTGGCCGCTCCACCACCGTATAGCCCTTGGAAAAATCACCAAAAGCAATCGACATGCTGTCAGCTGCAATATCGGGCATGTCCTCGACGATATGCACCGGATAGCCGAGCAACCGTGCAGGCTCACCAGCCGCCAAACTGTCGGACCACAAGAAGCGCCCATCGGCATCTTTCAATTTGCGCACGCTGCCAGCGGTTTTTGAATTCATCACAAAAGAGCCATTGGCGCGATATTCGGCGCCCAGCGTGTAGACCAGATCAATCAATGACACCCCATCGCCAATATCGGCAGAGGTACCTGTCGCGACATAGCCAAGGCTGCCCCAAGACCAGAGCATATTGTCAATCGTGCCATGAGACAAAAAGCCCGTTGGCTTGTTGTTGCCATCGCCCATGACAAAGGCTGCGCCCTCATCGCGGGCAAATTTATCCGCAATGCGCCCTGCAAGCCAGGTTTCAATGTCAAAGGCGCTGTCGTCCAACAGCCGTTGAGAGGCTTTTGGCAGAGCTGAGAGCTCAAACAGCGGAATAGAAATGCGATCAATCATCGTGGTGCCGGTTTCGCTCACAGTGCCATTTTCAGCCACCCAGCCAGAGCCAAATTCACCTTGATCAATCAGCAGATCATAGGAGGTCGCCTCGACGTTCACCACATTACAAATGGCGCGTAAGGAAGCGTGGGAGCGCAAAACTGTGGCGATTGTATCGCTGGTTTGTGGATCCACCAGATAACCACCATCACTCGCAACAGAGGTGGACATCGCCTTAGCATCAAGTTCAAGCCCCCGCAGGGCCTCGTCATCACCAGAGCGCAAATAAGTGTCAAAGGCCTTTTGATGCGGTGCCAGGGTCTCGGCAGTTGTGGCCAAGGCCGGGCGAGACAGGGTCATGGATTTACGGTCAATCATATTCAATCGCTCTTCATGTTTGTGCAGTTTCGAATTTAAGTCAGTGTGAAAACCAGTGATCTCAGTAATGAAGCCTGAAAGGGCTGTTTTCAGCTCGCTGAGAGGCATCTGTTCAGAAGTCTCCAATGGGTCATGGGTCATAGTGGCATCCTTTGGTGGAGGTTTCGGGAAGGCCGGCAACCGGCCAGCTGACTGCGGGCGACGCTCACGGCACTCGCAAATTCACGGATCAAACAATCTTGGCTTTGAGCTTGCGCCTTGGCCGCGACACGCGCCTCGGGCAGCATAGGGAAGGTGACCAAGGAGACCTCCCAGAGATCCAATTCGCTCAATGCGCGACTGCCATCGGCGCGTTTTTGCGCCTTGATGGTGCGATAGCCGATGGAAAGCCCATCCAGAGCGCCAGCCGAAAGCAAGCGGGCAGCCTCAAGCGATTTGGGCACATCGGCGATTAAATGACCTTTGACGAAGAGGCCAATCTCATCCTCACGCACCTCGTCCCAAACGCCAATTGGCTGGGTTGGATCATGCTGCCAAAGCATCTTAACGCTGCGCCCTGCGGCTTTAAGCCGGGCGAGCGAAGCGGCGAAAGCTCCTGGCATCACCACATCGCGACCTTGGTCTATATGGTTGAAATAGCTTGCGTATCCCTCAATTTGAGTGTCATCCACCATCTGCGCCCGCGCAGGCAAGCGCGCAAATTTATGGTCCAGTCCAAAGTCATTTGGATCGTGCATTGAAACATCCTTTTCACATTTCCGAGGTCAAAGCAGAGGCGTGACGCCGGGGGCAGATCAGCCCTCCCCCACCTCAAGTTTTGGCAGCCCCAAGAGCCGGCGCTTTTCTGTGTCACTGAGAAACGCCGCCGCCCCAATCCGGCGCCAAAGCGCTTCACGTTCCCCGGCCAGCGCGGGAATGTGGTCCAAATCTGGGCGCAGCTGGGCCTCATCGCCCGCCGCCATGCTAAGCCAGGTGGAAATACTCGCCACCACCCGCTCCACCAAGGGCAGCACCGTGTGGCGGTAAAAGGCCCTGTTGGCTTCCGCATAATTGGCATAGGTCGCATCCCCCGGGATCCCCAGCAACATCGGCGGCACGCCAAATGCTGTCGCAATCTCACGGGCGGCCGCCTCTTTGCTTTTTTGAAATTCCATATCGGAGGGGGAGAACCCCATTGGTTTCCAATCCAATCCCCCTTCAAGCAGCATGGGCCGCCCGGCATTGCGCGCGCCCTGGTGATGGGTTTCCATCTCATGGATCAAGCGGTCGTATTGCTCCGCGGACATTTGCGCCTGACCATCGACGCCGCCGTAGACAATCGCACCCGAGGGCCGCGCGGCATTGTCCAGCAGCGCTTTTGACCAGCTAGAGGCGGAATTATGCACATCAATGGCAGAGGCCGCCGCTTGGATTGGCGCCAAACCATAGTGATCGTCTAGGGGATGAAAGCTCTTCAAATGGCAAATGGGCGCCAGATCACCGTGCATCTCAAACCGGTGTTTGCGAGCTCCGACGCTATAATCATAGGCCACCGGCCAGCCATCGGCCCCCGGCACCACCGCCATACGATCCGAACGCAGGCAATGCAATTCACCCAAGGCCCCCTGGGCCGTCATCACCAGTTCTAGATAGGCGTTTCCATGTAACATCAACTGCCCAAAGATTGCCTCAAACAAATCGGCACGGCCCTGGCTCGGGTTAGGCTGACCGATAAGGGTCAAGATCGGATGGGTATCAAACCTTTGCTCGGCCGATTGTAAAAGCAAGGGCACCGCAGCGGCCGCCTCTGAGATCAATTTGACCGCGCGAAAGCCAACTGGATTGCCTTGAAATCCGCTGCGTGTGATCGATACAGCGTCACGCGCGGACCACACCACACGGCCCGACGAATGATAGGCAATCACCGGTCCTGCGGCAGACGCCTTGGATTCAGTCGCGGGTTTTATGGCGGATTTGAACAGATTCAAAACCATAGGGCGGCTCCTCATACTATGGCGCGTTGGCCGATTTGAAATCAATTTGAGGCAAATTATTTACAAAGCGGCGAACAGGGCGTGCGCCACTCTTAATTTTTAGTTAACCGTCACAGGCTCCTGATTTTCGGATCAAAAATGGGTTGCGCGGGTGCCAGCATCAGCTCAAAAATCGCCCAGACCAAAGCATCCACCCGATCCGGGCTGCCCAATCCGCGATATCCTTGATGGGTCATCCGGCACATTTGATCTTCGAGCGCCTGTAGACCCGCAGCATGTGTCACCCGCCCCTGCTCATATAGAGCGGCCACAGGTTCGGCCCGCACGGCTTTGCCGCGCGCCGCATGTACCCCGGTAAAGGGAATAAGCGGGTCCAGGGTCGCAATGATCGTCTTGACCATATCGCCGCCTTGGTTGACCTCAGCCACCAAGCGATCCGCGTGAAATTCCTGCATGGCCGCAATCGCTCTGCGCGCCCAATCATTGGGAGATTTTGGCTTAAATGACAGATCAGCCAAGACAGTGGCACGCCAAGACTGCGCAGGCCCCTGGGTGTGCGCGCCCACCACCACGATCCCGCATTCATCGGAGGATTTGGAATGGGTCACCGGAGGATCCACCGCCACGACAATACGATCAAAGCTATTGAGATCCACCTCAGCCGAGCGGGTGAAATGCGCATGTGACCAAAGCGCGCCCTCCTCCTGATCCAGCAAGACCCCATCCAACTCCTGCCGGGCGAGCCGGGTACCGGCATATTTTGCGCGCACGTCTTGCAAGAAAGATTTGGCCAAATTGGCGCGATTGGCATCGGTGCTGGCGTGGGTGCTGCGGGTATTGTCGCGCGAAAGGATCTCTTTGAGAGTCGCGACATTGCGCGGGGTGGTTGTCACCAATTGCTGCGGATTATCGCCCAAACGCAAAGCAAATTGCAGCATGTCCCAGGCCTCTTGCGGTTTTTTCCACTTGGCCAATTCATCCACCCAAGCGCAATCAAACTGCGGTCCGCGCAGGCTTTCCGGATCGGAGGCCGAATAGATTTGCGCCACAGCCCCATTGGGCCAAGTCAATTGCCGACGCGTGGCCGACCAATGCGGCCGGCGGTCTGGCGGGGCACAAGCCAGAATGCCGCTCTCGCCAAAGACCATCACCTCACGGGCTTGATCCAAAGTCTCGCCGACCAGCGCCACCCGCGCGCAGCGGCCCGGCATTTTGGGCCGGCTGCCCTCGACCATCTGACGGATCCATTCTGATCCGGCCCGGGTTTTGCCCGCGCCGCGACCGCCCAAGATCACCCAGGTGCGCCAATCACCTTCCGGTGGCAATTGATGCTCCATGGCCCAAAATTCGAACATCCAAGGCAGAGCGCGCAGCTCATCCTCGGTCAGCTCCTTTAGGAAGTCTTTTTGGACCCTGGGCGCGGCGGAGGCGATCCAAGCGGCGCCCAATTGACTGCCGCATGGCGTCGAAGTCGATGTCAGTTTCGCCACGGGTTTCTTTTGATTTGGACTCTTCATAAGATAATTTGACCTCAATGTTCAGCAATTGCTGGCGGGCATTGTCTAAGTCTCTGACGCATTTCACCAATCTTGCGGTGTCGGCCTCTGTGTCGTATTTGACGGCCTGTAATATCTCGACGATTTCACTGGAGTATTCCGCGACAATCGCCCGATATTTGTCTCGCAAAATCACGTCACGCCCGTCGATTGGGACGGGAGTTGATTTTGTCAT